AACACCGCCACTGAGACTAACGCCAGCGTTGGCGATGCGGGTCTGAGTGTTGTTGGCGTTTGGAGCGATGGCCCATCGCGTACCTGAACCGTTAGCTGGGTCCGTACCGCCGTTGACACCAGAGTTCGCAGCGTCCCACACCACGAAGTTGTTGTTACCGCCAGCATCGTTTGAGGCCGCATGCCTGTGGCCCGGCTCACTGACGGCAAGAGTGCTCGAGGTACGATGCTGTGGGCGACGATTACCTGCAGCCACACCCTCATTCTTACCCAAGGCATTCACAGCAGCCTGACCAGCACCATAGAGACCAACGATCATACGACCAAGGAGATCAGGCAAGTTGAACGTTGTAGACCCATCGCCTGCGCCGTAGGTCGTACTGATAGCGGAGAATAGAGCCGCGTATGTAGCTCGGGAAACCGCCGAACCGTCACACGGCAACCACCCAGACGGTGTTGCTGAAGCAGCCGTGAACATGATGGACCCAGGAGACATGGTCGCAAGGCCTGCGATCTTGGAGGCCTGAATCGCCGCTGTGGGCGAGATATTAACGTCCTCGATGTTGCCGTTGATGATACCCGCGAGAGCATTGAAGTTGGCTAGAACGACTGAGACGTCCTCAGGCTGACCTGCCACCATCGACCCCGGGTTGACGACGTTGTAGATGCCCATTAGTCCCTGAACCCCAAGAGTGAGCCCTCCATGGCGAAACTGTAGATGGACCATTCGCCTGCAGTGAGCTGGAATTCGCGCGAGCCTACATCGATAATACGCTGGCCAGTATTCGCGCTTGAGTCGTCGAACTGAAACTGGAAGAACCGTGCGTAGGCGTCAGGAATCCACCGTGCTTCCTTGACGACAGACCCAGGTCCCCAGTTACCCTGTCCCCACAGTTGGGTCAGAGACCACAAGTCTGTGGCCTGCGTAAGATCAATGTACTTGTAGCGGTACGTGCCCGTGCCGAGATTTCGGATGATCTTGGCGTTCATCGCACCGCGGCCAATTAGCTTGAAACGGCGGATATATTTTGTGCGGGTCGGTACACCAAAATCATACGGCCCAGTCCTCATAATCGCCGCGAACGTCGCTCCATCATCAGTCCCAACCGGCGCGAAGAGCTGTAGGAATTTGTTCGCGGTGTTATGCCCGCCGTACAAGGTCTCAGTTTGCCCGACCCTGACGCGAGCGAACACGCTTGCCGGCATCCGCTGCAACGCGAATGGCCCGATCAGTCGGCTGCCGAGCTGGGAGTACGGCGCCAGACGTGGGTAGTATTCGATCTGCAGGGTCGGGTATGCTGATCCTGCCTCAGGCACAGCGAAGCCCACTTGGTTGTTGAAGACGTAGGAGTAGGTAGTGCTAAGTGCGGCGAGGTTGAGGATATTGGGATCGAAGAGCGGATCAAGTTTCGCTGACAGGATAACAGACGGACCTGAGCTATCGAACTTGGCGATACCACGCCGCGTGAGGAAATAGATCTCATTCTCGAACTGAATCATGGAGAAGTGGCTCTCGATGCCCTTCTCGTAGTCGATGACGCGGTTAGCGAACGTCCCGGGATCGTAGACCGTCATGATTCGGTTCCGCTTGCCAAATATGAGGACCAATCCGTCCGTACCCAAGCATGTGGTCGTATCGCCATCGCCCTTAGTAATGTCCACCCAAGACGTAGCAGGCCACGTTGTCGGATCGCCTGCAGCCGACGAATACAGCCTATCGTCCAAGCCTGTCACCCCAGATATCCACAGGGTGTCTTTCCACAGCCTGACGAATTTACCTTTGGGCGCGCTCGCGTAAGTGGTATACGCTGCGCCGTCCCATGAGGCAAATACGTCCACGCCGTTGGTAAACCAGACCTTGCTCAGGAACGTCTCGAAGCTCAGACGTGCCGTTGTAGAGAGCCCAGTGGCAATCTGTGTCCACACGATGGGATTAGCGGTGGCATCGTTGGTGTAGTACAACGTACCCGCAGTAGTGTGGATGAGCACCTGTGGGTTGCCAGCCGTCCCGCGGTAGAAGGTGTACGCACTAAGGAGACGATCACCACTAGCACCAAAAGTGCCATTCGAGCGGCAACCCAACCTCTTCGACCACCCACCCTTTTCATCAAGGACTCCGTTTTCGGAGTTCGCTAGCTCATTCGGCGCCAACTGTGGGATGGTGTCGCGAAGGTTGAGACCACCATCGAAGCCCTTGCTCGCAGCCGCAATGGGTGTGGCGTCAACTGCTGAGCTCTTTGAAGCCATATGATGGCAAGTCCGAGTAGATCATCTCAAGTAGTGGTGTTTCGTCTCCTAGGTCATCGTGACCGACCGTGTCGACGACCGCCTCCGATAGACCCAGCTCCTTCAACTTGCTAGCGAGAAATTCCTTGACGGGTGGTCTGTTCTCCGTATTGACCCACTCCGTCAGCCAACCCTGAACATCATCCCGACTGACGGTAACCTCGCGTGGATTTATAGCCATGTGTCGTCAGGACTCACACGGTCCAGTTGCTCAGCCATGAGCATCTCCTCGTCATCCCGCATATCGTCGAAGAACTCCTCAAGCAACTGCTCTGTGAACTGCGCCAGCGACGGCTCATTCGCTCGCTTGTGGCAGTGAATCAACGCGCCCTGGAGTATGGCATCGTCGAGGTGTTGTGGCGTGATCGGCGCATCTGTCGCAGCCACCAGAGGCGACACGCGACGGTGATAGTACGCCAGGAAGTCTCGCTGCGCCTGCGGTGGCGGCAAGATGTAGAGTTTCTGCTGAAAGACGTAGTACTCCGTCGGTTCGCCCTGAATCGAGGTCTGCGTGAGATCTAGTCCAAGATTTGGCCAGAACTCCTCATCGCCCTGTGGCTCAAGTACGGCAGTGTGATTCGCTGTGGTCACAACGACCTTGTCGAGCGACTTAAAGTTAGGCAGCTCCGTACCGAGGGGCCACAGGGTGACGTTGAACTGCCCGGGTGTGAGCGTGAAGTTGTCGGTGGTCTGCTCCCAGTACCAGGTCGACCGACGAGCAACGTGCATGTAGCCGCGATTGATGTACGTCGTCAGGTCCGCAGGCGAGAAACCGTCGAACCCGCGATTCTGCAGCTCCACGATGTAGTCATTGAGCTGATACTGTCCGCTAGCGGTTGGCATTGATGCCCCTCGGAATGTAGACCTGCTTGGGCAAGAACGGAGCCTGTCCGTCCTTCTGGAGAGCGTGCACCAACTCCTCACCCATCTCTGAGATCTTTTGACGCTGCTGGTACTCCTTCTCGCGGTCGAGTTCGTCCTGTTCGCGCTCAGCGGCATCGTACGGATCGGTGTGATCTCGCCAGTGCGAATCGCTCGAGAGCAGGCGTGTGAACGCTCTACCATCGAGCTCAGGCGTACTGAAGATCAGGTAATCCGTGCCGTTCTCGTGACCGACGAAATGGAAGTACCCAGTATCGGGATCGACCTCCACGGTAACGTTATCGCTGTAGATTTCGCGGACTTGGCGGACGATGGACAGAACGTCATCCTCCAGGGTGATCAGCCCTTCTGCCGCAGTATAGAAGTGCCGAACGGCGTGGAGTTTGGTGTTCTGAGCCATCGTCCGCCCCTTTCCCCCCGGAACCCAAGAGGTAGGTTTACGGGATGTCGTCCGCGAGGTTGTAGATGCACCCCTGCGTCTTCCGGCGCTGACAGCCGAGGTCGCTGTACTTGTACAGAGTGCCCTTGTAGGCGTCTGTGTCGGGGTTCTCGACCTTCCTCAAGATCGCTCCGTCGCGGTTCATCCAACGGAAGTCCTCACCGTTGAGATTGACCCACAGCCACGAGTCGATATCGAGGAAGAACAAGTACTGCTTCGGGCAGTCGTCGTCGAAGAGCAGAGGCAGGCCGTTGTAGTCGATGTACTTGAAGCCACCGTGCATGGTGCCTGCATTGGCATCGTTCCACCGCTTCTGGGCCTTGAGAGTGTTCACGTACCGCCGGCGGATGCCGCGAGTCGTGATGAGGAGGTCGACCTCCCACCCTTCCGCACCGATCTGATCGAGCATGAGCTGGCCCTGGTCTTCGTCGAAGGTCACGTTCCCACCATCCTGCTGCTTCGCCTTCCAGTACTCATTACCTGCCACAGAGGAGTCGATCCCGTGGAGGATGTAGTTCTGGGAGAGGTCGGAGCGGATGATGTTGCGTAGACCGTTGATCTCCTGCTTCCAGTTACCCTCGAGGGCCAGTACGTGGGTACCTGGAACAGCAGTCACGTCGGTACCCGAGTAGGTCACGACACGAGTGGCCGCTGTGATGGCAGTGATCTGTACGCGAGCGGCGAGGACAGCGTCCGTCGACTGATTGACGATATCCACGTACATGCCGACTCGCAGGTACTGCAGGTTGTCGACCGTCACGGTGTTCGCGCCGTCGGCTGTGATCTGGCAGAGCGTACCCCGCTGATCGCCGAAGGCCTGACGGTTCATGTCCTTGCGGAGGTCGTTGACCGCACCAACGGTCTCCGCTTCGAGCAGGCGCAGATACGCACCCACACTCCGCTCAGAGAGCTCGAGTGCGAATCCCGTGATCTGAATCTGCTTGTAGAGCTTGCGGATCTTGTCCAACAGGTCCGACCAGCCCTGCTGACCAGGAGTCGGCAGCGTCGCACCCTCCGCACGAGCCGAACCGCTCTCGTTGCGAGTGGTGTGCAGCGCAATGACCCACTGGCGGCCAGCGAAGTCTACCTGATCGGCATCCCGAGAGATACCGCGGTAGTCCATCGTCTCGCCTTCAGCAGCGTTGAACGAGCCCATGCCTTGGTCGAGCTCGGCAGGGGAGTACCCGAAGAGCAAGAGTGCCCGCTGGTTCACCATCTCCCGAACCACAGGCAGGTAGTAGTTCTGGAGGATGGCGTCAGCGTTGGTGGTGGTCTGTGCCACTGACTACCCTCCTTACCCTATGCCGATGCCGAAGAGCATGACTCGGGACACGAGAGCGTTCAGAGCCGCGAGGTTGTTTGCGACCTCCGGGGTCGCTACTCCCGCAGCACCCGAAGCATCCCGCACCAGGAGTTTGCCAGCCGAGATCTCAAGGAGAAATCCGTTGCTGACGCCACCAACACCGTAGAGGATCTGCCCGTTGGTACCAAAGCCACACTGTTTGGTGTCGAGCGTGTAACCGCCCGCAGCATAGGCATTGTCCAACGTGACATCCACGATACGGTAGCTCATGTCTCCTACGGAACCGCGACGCCGAACCGTATACGCAAGTGCCACGACGTCCCTTTCTTACGGCAGGATTGGGGGAAGCTCCCCTCGCGCCATCGCTGCTTCGGCTGCTTTACTTGCCTCCCTCAGGTTCTTGAACTTGAGAGGGCCAGAACTCGCAGGCGCACCAGCGGGCAACGCGGGCGGCGCTCCCCTATGACCGGTTCCCTGGATAGCCTCACCCAGAACGGACGACCTGAACTCGATTGCGTACTCCCGGGCTGCTTTGGCGAGGTCCTCATGTGTGCGGAACTCTTGCCCGGACTGGGCGGCCGTAGCAATCGCCACGAGCTTGAATCGCTCAGGTGTGGTCACGTTGTCTGTCTCGTCGAGACTATCCCATGCCCGTACGACGGCCTGAAGCGATGCTTCACGTGAGGCAGCTATTTCCTGCTCTCTCAGTTGGTCGACGTACTCGAGACGCTGTTGGTCCTCAGGCGACAGTCGGAGACGCTGATCGCCACTCGCATCGGATTCACCCTCCGCACGCCCGTTGCCCTGGTCCGCACGATCAGGCTGCTGCACTGAGGCAGCATGCCTATCGATCCCGTCCAAGACCTCCTGCGGCAAGTCGAGGTTCTCCGCGAGTAGCTTCACCGTTCCGTATGGGTCCTGCATGTACCCCGTCTCGAAAGCGGCAAGTCGACGCAAGGAGTCAGCGTCGTACCCGTATTGCTCCAGGTCCTCGTATCCTCGAAGGCGCTGGTACGAGTCATTTACCTCCTTGAACCGGGCGTAGGGGATCGTGTCCGGAGGTCCCTGCCCACCGACGGTATCGGCGTTTGACTCCCCCGCGGGAGAAGTCGATGGGTCGGGCGGAACGTCCGCGTTACCCGGTGCTGCGCCCACATTATGGCCATCATCAGCCATTCTGCGGCCCATCTCATTTGCCATTCCTGACATGCCCACGCGCTCCCTTCTCCCCTACGCTTTACGTCCTCGACGACGGATGGGGGTCGGATGCAGGTACAGATTGACCGAGCCTTGGAGGACCCTTTGGAAGACCCGCATCTGCCAAGTACTTCTTGGCTAGGCTTCGAGCCTGTTCGACGGTCTTCGGTCTGGGTGCCTCTTTAGCCTCGATCGCTCTTGCTGCTTCTCTTCGTTCAAGCAGCCGCCTCGCATCCTCCAGTTTGATGAACTGACCCTGCGAGGTCTTAATGGCTATGCCCTCAAGTTCGGCCAAGACCTCATTCACATTCCGGAGGCTATCGTCCATTAGCCGTGAACGAACTGTCGTCCTCCCCTGTCCACGTCCACAGATGTGAGCGGGACGACGAGGGTGGCGTTCTTGTCGTCTCTTGTGCGGACCGTCAGGTAGACAGAGTCCTCACTGCCTGCCTGGATCCACTCGTTGGGAGCGTCGAGCACTACAGCCCGATGACCCACCAGGCTATCCGGAACGCCCGCTCCTGCCTTGAGAACGACCCAGTCCTCAGCCGACAGCGGCGGATACCATTCGGGCTCGGTTACTGCAGTGTCAGGCACCGTGGCAGCGTCAACGTCCCCCGAGACTGCAACGCCCTCGTCCAACAGGGCGAGTCGATGGCTAGCGTCGTTGACGGTCCCTGCGTGCTGCTCCTGCGCGAAGGCTACAGGATCGACGAGCGCCGGATCGAGTGCCTCCTCCGGGGTCTTTGAGGGATCGGAGACGGGACCTGTAGCAGGATCCGCAGGCTCTGCGGCCTCCTCCTCGGGTGTCTCCGTCGACTCCTCTTCAGTTGTGCCCTCCTCCGGCTCCTCTACAGAAGCCTTCGAGGACCTTTTACCACTAGACGCCATTTACTCCTCCTTTCGTTGGCGTCATGCTGGACCTGGTGCAACCCTGTTACGGGTGCGAATACCTAGCGACCCACCGCCAATCACGTCGGGCTGCGGGGTCTGAATGATCGTCCCAGGAATTTGCCCTGTGGTGCTTGTACCCGGTGAGGGTGTGGGCGTAGGACCTGGTGAATTACCTGGCGGACCATCCGGCGCGCCCTTAGCGGCCTGCATCATCTGCATCTGTTGCTGCTGTTGTTGCTGCAGTTGCTGCTGATGCATGGTAATATGCTCGTCAAAGAGCCGGACAATTTCTGGATGGCTGATCTGGAGGTCATCGAACTCTTCATCCATCATGATGCTCGTATGGCGAGCGATGTGGACCTGGTGATTTTGCCACGCCTTAACGGGGATCGCGGTCGGCAACTTCTGGAACTGATTGCTCCTGTTGGGGTCAGTCTGACCAACCCAGGTACCGAACATCATCATGTTATTCTCACGGTTGGCCTGCGAGATAGCCTTATCCGTATCGTCAGGCTCCCCACGCCCCAGCTCGAGCATCTCCTCGATCTGCTTTGGGTCACGCAGCACACCGAGAGAGATAAGCTCCAACGTATACTGCTGTCTCGCAGCTTTCGATTTGGGCATCGCCGAGCCCGCCTGACACCGAACGTCCGTGTTGTTCTTGAGGTCGGCACCCTTGAACTTCCGCACGTCGAAGACCCCATCCCGACGGTAGAAGCGAAGTACTCGGGGCAAACTGTAAAACTGAGCGAACCGCTCAAGGGTGAGACTGCCCATGAGGGCAATAGCATCCTCCATGTTGTTTACAGTTGGAGCGATCTTGGAGTCGTCCTCCTCCTGCATGTAGGCGACAGCCACGCCAGATCGTGCGCCGGATGGGACTTGGCCACGTGTCACTTCCGACTGCCCCGAGATCTCTAGAATTTGTTCCCTCAACGCTGCCAGCAAATTCTCTACCTGCTGCGGCATCTGCATGCCCTGTACGGGCGCAGGCGGAGGGATATTTGGAACATGGCGGTATCGAACGATACTACCAGCGACGTTTTTCACTTCTCCTTTAATCCTGTGCTGCGTCGCGATCAGCCACATCGGATTCGCCATGTAGTCTTTGTTCTCGATCAGCTGACTAACGGTCTTGTCAACCTCGAGATTCGCTCCGCGGATATGAGTCATGACCGAGTCTGGCCAGATAGCCGCACTCTGCGGAATGTGCTGGAAGAAAACGAAGGGGATACGAGCGTCCTGGTACGGGAACGTTGGACTGAAGTCTAGGATCTTTTTGTTACCCGCCCACCGCAGCATGATGCCGTTTCTCAGGAACTTATTCCCCGGGTACTTGCCAGGCAACAGCCAGAACGTGGAAACACGCGCACCCGCCTCCACACCTGTGGTCACATTCTGCGCGGCGTTGATACCAGACCGCCTAATGACCCGTTGGTCGATCACACCGAGCTGAATGTTGGAGTCAGGCTCAATACCGTCCGCCGCCTTGCCATAAACCCCCTTCAACACGTCCACATCGACCACATCGTCCACAATGAGGTCCTCAATCTCATCAAACTCCAACGCAGTCTCGTCAGGCATGAGCTGGAAGGGCGAATAGACCTTATATTCGACCTCACCGAGCGGATATCGCTCCATTTTGGCCTCAGGCAGCTCGCCAGACTCCATTTGAGCCTTGATTTCGGTCACACGGCGCGGATCGAACGCCGGGTCGCCTGTCTCGGGGTCGATCAGAAACTCCATGAAGCCCTGTTTGTCGTCCAGGTGATCGTAACCCACGTAGATAGCGCCCAAACCCGTCTGAATCATCCACCACAGAGCGTTTTTTCGGACCTTGGCAAGCTTAAACTTCCATTCCGCGTAGTCAAGTGCGGCCATGCCGACCTTCGCAGCCGCTAGGTCCACAGACTCATCCGAATTGGCGATGATATCCATGATCGGTTGGCTCTTTGTCAGCTTGGCGAGCTCCGTTCGCGCACACGTCAGCGCGTGGTTAATGACCATACGCGGCTTCTTGTCGTCCCAAGGCTTGAAACTAAGGTCCCGATCCTCGAAAGTCGCCATCGTCGGGTTCCACTGAGCGTAATGATCCCCCGACACGAGGGCAATGTTGTTCCACCAGATCGTCTCCCAGCCACGACGGTCATCAATGCGTCGAGTACGGGTCTCGATCAACGCTGCCAGGAGGTCGTCTCGGTTCGTAGCTTCGCCGATTCTCATCTACGTGGTTCCCCACTCTCGTCGAAGTCCTCATTGAGGATCTCTTGTTCATTGTCGAGGAGCCTCATACGCTCGTGGAGCGTTGAAAGTGATCCCCAATCGCCTCCTGTTTGCACGCTCTCAGGCTCATCAGCGTATGTGGGGGGTGTGAATCCACCCTCTTCGTCCTCATCGAGGCTCTTGATCGCCGCAAAATCCTCCCACTTGATGGTCATGAGCCGATCAAGGACGGTCTGTAGGGCATGTGATTGGTGCCGTTCGGCAGCACGAGTGCGTGACTCGATGCGATTAAGCATTTCGGACATTCGAGAGACGCTCTCACGGAGAACGTACAGCGCTACAACTGCAATGATGACCAACAGGATCATCGCAAGAGCGGCAATTATCACGGACGCTGTCATTGTATGGGCTGTGCTAGGCTGACGCTACGGGCTCGAACACTACGCCGAGTCGCTTCGCCCTCCGCTTCATCGAGTCCATTTGGCTCTCGAGGTCGTGGATCCGTTCATCGCGGTCCTTGATCTGACGGGTGATGGTGTGCATGGAATCCTTACTCATCATGCCGACCAAACCAGCTGCACGCGAGACGCAGTCCTCGCACATGATAGCCGGGTCATTCCAGTTGATATCCCGCTCGAGGTCCACGAACAGAACGGGATCGTTGGGTGGGGCTGGGGTATTACCCCGACCACAGACGATGCATGGTGCTGGTGTTACCTCAATCAAGTGCATGTGTGCGCCTCCTTACTGCGTTACTTGGCGGCCAGGGCCCACGACTGATCCTGCCACCACGGGTCGGGAATGTCCTGCGGTGCGTCACTGGGCCGCGTCCCCTTCTTGCCGCCGTTGTACCACACAATCCAGTCCCGCTCAGGCTGCGTCATGCCAAACCGATTAAGAAGCCTGAGCTGCTCATCGTTACCATCCCACGCCCACTGTGGAATGGTCTGCGGCGCATCCTTCGGCCGAGTCGCAGGATCTCTGTTGCTTGTCAGGTACCACAGACTCCAATCCCAGTACCACTGAGGATAGCCCATGTCGCTTGTGTCGCCTCCTTGAGATTTTGCGAGGGACAGGACCTTGTCCATCGGGAAACTGCCTCCACAATCCCAATGCCCACCACCCCAAGCACCCAAATCGCTATGCTGGCAAACACCGCGCCCGCTGCCCTGTGCTTGGGTCGGCGTGAGGCGACTCACAGGGATACCGAAGTACGCAGCCTCCTCGGCAATCCAGCGGGCGCAGTTCTCGAGCATCGCTTGATGGTTGTTCCACTCAGCGGAGGACCAGGAGGCGAAGGCACACAGCTCAGCCTGAACAGCGACGGGATTCGCATTGGCCGCGGTCCACGCCTTATTACCGCGTTGGACATATTCGCCAATGACACCAGGCTTGTCATCGATGCCCACATGGGAGGAGACTTGGGAGCTGGGGTTGGCGAAGAAGTTGCCGAGACTCTCGATGGTGAGCGCGCCCTCCGCGGTATGCAGCACGATGAGACGAACGCTTGCGCCGCCGCGGGAGGAGTAATTCGGGCTGGGGATGACCTTACGACTTAGCGGCGGTGTCATCGTGCTCTCCGGGATGGTCGGGGTCGCGTGCGCCGTTGGCCCAGGGCTCGCTGGGCTCCTGGGGTGGATCGTCCTGGGGCGGAGGCCACTCAGGCGGTTTTTCAGGATTAGTCATGACTAGGCTGCGCTCCTTCGGGCTCGGGCGAGGGAGTTATTTGGACGGGATGCAGCGCGCGCAAGCGCGGCTTCAAAATGCTCATCAGCCTCTCTGAGCTCGGGTGGAAGACGTGCTGAATTATCCTGTACCTCAGGTACGCTGTCGCCCATGGCGACGAGGATGTGACCGAGGTTGTCGATGGTATGGTCGTCTTTCTTTCGTGGCCGCTCAGCCGGGGACTCTTCGCTGAAATTCGTGCGCTGCGGCTTCCACCGATACTGCGGAAGTTGCTCGATGGTGTATCCACAGTCGGAGAAGATGAACAGCGATGGCATCTCGTCGCTGTGGCCGTTAGGCGCGTGAATCGGGTAGTCCCTGGCAGAGGGCGTTGATCCATCAGCAGGTAGAGCTCGAGCGCGAGGTCTAAGTCTCTGGGTGATACGGTTGATCCTGGCGATAGGATCCCTGTCCGCGATCTCAAGCCCATCAATGCCTTCCTCCTCGAACACGCCCTTCACAGTTCGGCCGTCGGTCTGTGCTCGCTGCTGAGATTCAGGACCTATTAGCCTGGCAAATATGTCCTCCTCAGGCCCGCCCCAGTCCCGACGCAGCTCCATCTCCTCGATCTGATCGACCCACCAATTGACGGGTTCACCCGCCCGCACAAGCTCGCGGTAGTAGTAGCAATTGTTGTGCTGATCCCGCGCCACCCACGACACGGCCCCTTCATGACCAATACCGGGGTCGATGGAACACCAACGCTCCCAATCCCCAGGGATATGGAACGGTGTGACCACATGGGTGTCAGGGTCGAAGTCGGTGAAGATCTGCCCGATGAAGACGTCATGGCTCCCAAGCACGAAGCGGTTGTACCAATGCTCGGGTAGACCTTCAAACTGATCAAGGTAGTCTCGGGGGAGATTGGGGTTATCGAATGGCGAGGCCTCGACGCACTTGTAGAGGTCGGCCCACTTCGACTTTCGCTTCGGATTGATGAAGCGTTGCCACAGCCAGTTGTGGCCGTTGGGATTGAACAGGAATATCCCCTCGCGGGGTGCCCCGTGTTGACGAAGGCGACCATGGATTTTCAAGAGAACGTCCTCTTCCACCTCTTCCGCCTGATCGAGGAGGAAAAGACCAAGGTTATAGTTCTCGAGTTTCTTCGGGTCGTCAAGAGGTAGACCATGGATCTGAGACCCATTTCTGAGCTTAACGTAGAGGTCACTGCGGTTGTAGGTTTCGATGACCTCATTCGGAATCCCACGCCACCCAGTCTCCTGCGTATCGCCGTTCATCAACATATCCCACGTGGTTGTGCGGAGCTCAGGTCGCGTCTTCCGCGATACGATGGAGTTGGTGCCGGGGTACTCCATCAGACGCAAGAAGAACTCCGCACAACCGCCCGTGGTCTTTCCGTTTCCCCAACCACCACAGAAGCCGCGATACTTGGCATTGAGCCCGTGGAATTGTGCCTGCTTCGGGTTTGGGCGATACGGAAGTTCGAGTTTGATTGCCGGCATGTTCTAGTTGGGTGCGAGCTGCCACCACCAATTGTTGATGGTCTGCGCGCCAGCGTTCTTGTTCTGGATCGAGACCCGGACCTTGGTGTACCCCGAGATGTCATAGGTGGCCGTGAACTCGACGACGCCCGTGCCCATCGTCGGACCGTTGCTGTAGGTGGGCGGGATCGTGATCGCCGTCATCGGTGTCACACCGTCGGACTTGAACGGAATGATTGTCACCGCCAGGTCGGTTGTCGCAGCGCCCGTCATCTGCACGCCCACAGAGAGTTCGTTGTCGCCGTTGACTACTATGTCCTGCGTGACGAAGGCGCTTGCGCCAATCGCCACCGCGGACTGAGCACCCTTGTCGAGCTGCGAGCCGATCAGCCACTCGGACGCTCCTGCATATCCCTTAACCGGTGTGGTCATCTATCCTCCTACGGGCACATCGACGACTGATGGCCCATGCCCGATGTACCCGCGCTCGGATACGGTGTCGGCTTGTTCGTACCCGACTTACCGCCGGCGCTCTTCTTGGGGCCCTTCGGACCCATCTTCGGCTTCTTCTGTGCCACAGTGGATTACCTCCTTCTCTTGCGCTTTCGGACGCGCTTCGGCAACTTGCCCTTATTGTTGAAGTGGTGCTTCTTCGCCCACTTCGCGCCGAACCTCGCGTAGATGAATCGCCTCTGAGCTTGCGACCGTGCCGGCATTACTTACGCCTCCGCTTCCCCTTGTTCCACTTGCGAGCGTTAAGGGCAAACGTCGCCCGCTTCCTCGTGATGGCGCTGCGGGACTTCTTCATCGCCCTGAGCTTCGAGACGGGGATGTTCTTGCCCTTCTTGGTTCCTGTCTTGGCCCTCAGCTTGCCCCGGTTCTTCGCCTTGATGTGGATTCTTGCGCGGCCTCGTCTACGTGCCACTTGGCATCATCTCCCACGTACGCGGCTTCTTAGGTGGCCGAAAATATACTTCCAGCCCGCTTCGCTCTCTCGCGCGGCGACGAAAATCGCGCGGGCCGTTCGGGGGGGCGGCAGGGGGGAGGCAAAATTTAACAAATTCATTACAAAATTCAAACAAAATCATCACAATTGTGCGATATGATGATTTCATCACAACAAAACGAAATCGCGTTCGCGCGATGACGGCCCAACTCGCACGAAAGGAGGTGACAAGATGACGGATACCATTACGCCCAAGCAGCTCGCTGCCGAGATCGGTGTCGATGCGAAGTCCCTGCGCGGATTCCTGCGCAAGAACTTCACTCGCGCCGCCGAGGTGAAGGGCACTTCGTGGATCATCACGAAGGAAGCTGCTGACGCCGCTCGCGAGCACTTCGCGAAGCAGCGCACCGACGCGGATCCCGCGAACGCGTAGGTGACGGCGAGGGATGGGGGTGCGATCCCCATCCCATCCCCTCGACTGAAAGGATCTCATGACATTCATGGTTGTATTCCCGACGTTTGTGGCACTGTTCGCCGCGCTGTGCTGGCTGACCTGGAAATGAAGTGGATCATCACCCGCAGGATCGAAGACCTCATCGTTCTGATCCTCGTCATCCTCGCACTCATCGGACTGTGGCACGTATTGGGTCTCATACCAATACCTCACGACCATTCACCACAGCAGTGCCTGTACGTAGATCGTTGCTAAGGAGCGCCGAAAGGCGCTTCTTTTTTGGTTCGACGCGGCCATATAGCCGAAGCCTGCCGGCTCCGACAACCTTTGCGGTCGCGCTGCGGCCAAATAGCTCCGACAACCTTTGCGGAACCCAGCGGACATTTTACATTGGACCGCGTTGACACGGGCTGCCGCGCATGATACAATAGCCCTATGAACGACGAAATTCCTCGTCGCTCGACCCGAAAGGAGATCCGAATGGATCCCATCATCACCCCCAAGGCTCTCGCGGCAGAGCTCAACATCGACCCGAAGACGCTCCGCGGCTGGCTCCGCAAGAACCACACGCGCGCGTTGGAGGCCAAGAACACCTCCTGGTCGATCCCCGCGGACGTTGCCGATCAGGCTCGTGAACGCTGGGCTGCGAAGGACGAGGCTGCGACGGATCCCGCGAACGTCGAGGCCTAACAAACGCCAAGGGCCCGCCGAAAGGCGGGTCCTTTTTTTCTCTTCCCCGCGGCCAAATAGCCCAACTCGTGGCCATGACAACCTTTGCAGCGGCAGGCCATGCCAACCTTTGCTAAACGTCTTCATCCTCACGGACCATCACTGACGCGCCCTCAATGGTCATGGTTCGCTGATCGCGGCTCAAACGCCGCGCCTCCATTTGAACGGTTGGCCTCGGCACACCTGTGACCACAAGTTGGACTTGCGTCGGTGCCTGGTCTCCCTTGGGGTTGTGACGGCCTGTAACCTCCAACGCGAGACGCGCAGCGTCCACACGACCGCGTTTGGCCTTCTGAGAGATCCCATCAAGGATCGCAGGCGCTTGAAGGTCCAATTTGACGACCGCACCGTTCCAAACAAGGTCTCGGAAGTTCTGTGTGCGCTCCCAAGCCCTCAATTTGTTCCTTGCTTGACTGAGGCGCTGTTCTAACGGCCTATCGCGCCCATTTGGGACCAAATGGTCCACAAGGATGCGTGCTATCTTCGCCCGCGCGAATCCTTGGCCATAAAGCTTCGCCGCGGTCTCCCGAACCGCTTGGCGGTCCACCACAATTTCTAATTTTTGGCCTTTTTTGGAGCCATCCGCCATGGTTTAGATCTTACAACCGCTACTGGAGTCACGAGTTCAGGTACCAACGAGCGTTGGTGAGGATGGTCCGCGATTCATGAACTGCGTACAAGCCCTCAACAAAACGTTAACAAGGGACTACTCGGACCACTTGACACGAGGCAGTGGTTTTGATATGATAGTGCTACGCACGAAACGAATCCCGCTCACACCGAAAGGGGGTGACTGAAAATGGCAAAGGCAACTGACGTAATCGAGGAGCTCGAAGGCGATGACGAGGTTGAGGAGACCGAGGAGGAAACTCCTCTGGGGACTCGCCCCGTTGACCTCGCGAAGGAGCTCGGCATGTCTCCGAAGGTTCTTCGCGCATGGCTGCGCAAGACCTACCCTCGCGACGCTCAGGACAAAAACAAGTCCTGGTACCTGACCGAGGATCAGGTCGATGCGGCATGGGCTCACTTCGTGGATGACGCCGACGAGACCGACGAGGTCGAGGTCGACTCCGACGAGGAGTGATCGGTTGGGACGTGGGGTTCCCCGCGAACTCGCGTCCCTTCCAATCAACCCGCAAAGGAGGTGAATCCAATATCCAAGAAGCTCCAAAACTTCAAGGTTGTTTCAGCCTACATGGAATCGGGCAGTGGTTGGAAGGCTGACATCCAAGACCTCACGGATTATACCTACGAGGAAGCAGCTCGCATCGCACAGGATCAAGCCCGTCACCTCGAGGCAGCACACGGCAATAGCCATTTCTGGAACGTAACTCTCCAAAACGAGGCAGGGCAAGACTACTTCCAACTCTTCCACGGTCGACTCTCGTAGGACTGTTCGGATGGGATCCTGCCATCGCGGGGAGGATCTCGTCCCAACAACCCAACGAAAGGAGGTGAAACCATGACTGAACAGCGCTCCGGGGATCTACTCTTGGAGGCCGACACGCTCGACCTGCAAGGAATTGAAGATCCCCAGGATCGTCTCGTCCTGATGATGGACTGGATGGTCCAACATGCACGGATCGAGGCTCTTGGTTGGTGGGAACATACAGCCGATTGGGATCTCGAATTCCAGATCACCACAACCGACGGACAGGAGCTCGAATTCGAGGGCTCACCAGGATACCACCTGGTCATCAACGGTACCAAGTACGAGCCATGGGATCTAATTAAGGATCCTACTACTGTACCGATCCACACTGTCAATGGGATCCAAAGCGTGATGGTCCACATCACAGACTTCTGGGTTTACGAGGACACTGACCAGTACGCGGAAGGGCATGAGGCATCAGTCGCCTACGACCTCAGCCGCATCGCCACAATCTCGCACGGAAGGGTCTAATGGAACTCCCCGAAACCGCGACACCCAAACAGGTCGAGACCGTGGGGAATCTCAACTCCATCGTCGAAGACCTGGAGGTCGAGCAGGACATCGATTTCCCGGTGGACTTGATCTTCTCAGGTCAAGGGCAGGACGGTCCGTGTCTCGGATACATCAAGCCTGACGGCACTGTGTCGTGGCTGGTTGAGGCGTGACAGGACCGGGTTGGTACTTTGACCTCGTGATTGCAGGACCCATCTTCGTGGTGGGTCTTGCAATCCTTCTCTGGCTGAAAGGAGGTACCTGGCTATAATGGCTAACCGTGAATCGGACGTGAGCCTCACCATCAACATCCCATTCCACATGCCTCTTGGACTATCGTGGGATGACATAGACCTCGAGGAGCAGGACACACGCTATTCCGTATCCGAGCTCGTTGAGTCGCTCGCGTCTTACCACAGTGAGGAGATGGAGCGCGTCTTCGCCTGCATCACCCTCATCCGTCTGAAGTTCCCGCATGCCCCACTCGCTCAGGTTGTGGAGACGGCGATGATCTGGGAGCGCGGATAGTACCATGACTCCCCGGTTTGCAGGTATTACGGCCACCGCCCTTCTTATCCTGATGTGGTGGTGGCCACTAGGCGCAGGACTCGTCCTCGTCTGGGGCTGTTTGATCTACGCCATCAGCAAGGCATTTGGCGGAAAATAAGCAACCTTGGCCGTTGACAGGGTCGCGTGGTTTTGATATAATCTGTGTACCGATGCGAACGAAAGGAGAGAGTTGCGTGGACGCAGGAAAGTAAACCGTCGTAAGTTGTCGGGTCGCGCGGTCGCAGCACAGAGACTGCGTGACACCACAGAGTGCAAGTGCGGATCCCACCAACCCGCAATCATCACCATGACCCGCGAGGTGAAAGGAAAGCTGAAGGTTATGGGATACTGTGAACGCTGCATCGGGAGGAGGTGAGCTGAATGGAACCGTCCGAGAAATCTCCCCAACTCGCGAACTTCCTCGAAGAGAACTTCGGCCGCACGACTGCGATTACCACAGGTCATTGCGTCGGCGAGAACTTCGGGTTCTCCGATCACGACTTCAACTTCCGCGATGACCTGTCACGGAAGGAGTACACCATCAGCGGGTTGTGTCAGACCTGCCAAGATGCCGTATTCAAGGATGAGGACTAATGCACCCGTTCCGAACTCCCATGGTGCTACTCATCCTGATCGCCTATCCTATCCTAGTCTACCTACAAATGCGAGGTAAATGGTGAGCACGAATCCCGCATGGGGCGAGATGGGCAAGTCCCTACTCGCTCACGTCACATCGGAGGTTTGCACCGATGCTGACTGTGAGATCCACAACATCGAGGTCGGTGTCCAGGAAGAGACTGTCTCATACGCCGATCAGGCGTTCTGGCTCGCAGGCTTCATGAAGGGCTGGGAAGCTGCAGTTCGGCGAATCAGCCGAGACATTGAGCTAAGGAGTAACGGAGATATCGGCGACGCACGGTCCGCAGGTATCGCGAAGCTCTCACGTTAGTGCCAACTCCCCACGATCTCCGTCCGTTCCATTATGCTCTATTCGAGTATGGTGAGCGGACGGAGACGCTCTGCTTCTACGCGCGGACCCAGGAGATTGCTGACCGTAAAGCGCTCGACTGGGTCCGCAGACGCAGGCACAGAACTGTCAAGAGAATCCGGAGGAAGTAATGCCTAACGGCACACACAAGTCCATCCGAGTCAGCAATGATACCTTCGACAGGCTCGCTGAGTTAGCGACGCCATTCCCGGGCAGTGAGCTCGGAACGCCTGACAAGGTCATCGCCATGCTACTCGACTTCTACGCCGAACCCTGGGAAAGAGACGAGGACGAGGCCGACGAGGACGATTAGACCAGGGTCGTGAGTAGCGCCGAGGTCATCTGGGGAGTTTGACCTTCGTAGACGCACCTCGACCCTGATCCAATCGTCTCCAGAAAGCCGTCGAGGGATTTGACATAGGTCTCAGGAGATGATAAGATACATATATGCTGACAGATACCGACCGAGCTTACATCGCTGGGTTCTTCGATGGAGAGGGCAGTATCTCTCTTTCTCCCAAGCAGGCTCAGGTGAGGATCCCTCAAAAAGATCCCACCATACTCGAGGAGATTCAGGAGTTAACCGCAATGGGGACACTCTACTATGATAAGCCCAACGGCGGTTCCATAATCTCTACGTGGGTCGTATACCGTCAGTCTGACGTGGTTAGATTCATTCGCCTGATCTATCCATACGTCAGGTGCCCAACGAGGCGACGTAAGCTTCGTATGGCCTATTACTACATAAGGGCGAAGCAAAGGAGGCTGCATGGCAAGGCCGCGTAAGGGTAAGGCAGTCGAGGTCGAAGTCGACGAGGACGAGGACGAAGAGTCCGAAGACCTCGAGGATCTCGAAGACCTCGAAGACCTCGCCGACGAGTCCGAGGAAGAGGACGAGGAGGAAGAGGAGGACGAGGACGAGGAGGCGCCTAAGAAGCGTCGCAAGGCCTCAACGAAGGCTGAGCGTCGCAAGGCTGCTCGACAGCGTGGGCGCAAGGAAGGCTCGATCGGTTCCGCCGATCTTGCCGACGCTCTCGACACGGACGGCAAGAACCTGCGCGTCATGCTCAGGGCTCGTGAGGTCGAGAAGAACGACAACGGCCGCTACGAGTGGGATTCCATCGATGCCGCTCTCGAAGAGATGGGCTTCGAGGATATCGACGAGGCGAAGGATGCTCTCGCTGATGCCCGCAACGAGCGCCTCGATGCTCTGAAGGAGCGGAACGAAGAGAAGAAGAAGGCCGCTCGTGACGAGGACGAGGAGGACGAAGACGAAGAGGACGACGAGGAGGAAGAGGCTCCGCGTCCGCGTCGTCGGCCTGCTGCAAGGTCGAAGTCGAAGGCATCAGCGAAGAAGGCAACGGCGAAGAAGAGCACCACTCGCCGGCGTCGTTCCGCGTAAGCAACCTTCGTTTCGGCCGAGGCGAACGGGGAGGGTCGAGTTCGCTCGATCCTCCCCTTACCACAGAGGAGGGTCATGGAGATCGTTACCTACGATCCCGAGAATCCCGATACTTACCCGTCAGTCTGCAACTTCGAGGAAGAAGTAGCCAACAGGTTCGGCTACGTCGGCGGTGAAAAGCTTCTCTTCGACGATCACGGCTCCTTCATCGGACGGATCGTAGACGAGTTGCCCACAGATAGTGATCGGGAGTGGCGGATCGTCAACGGCGTCCGATTTTGCGAGGACTATCCTGCCTGCGGTCATGAGATGGGCGACTGCGACGGTAGCAAGTACGGCACCGATCAGCAGATCAAGGAACGGCATCTCGAGCGCATGAGAATGGAGGACGAGGGGTATTTCTACCCAGACGAAGAGTAGCCACGTTTTCGAGCGCTACTTCACGAAGCACGGTCATTACCCTCGTGTGAGTGTCCTTAGCGGCGTTCAACAGATCACGGTCGAGTTCGCACCGGGCTACATCTCGATTCGCAGTTCATCCCCATATCAAGCCCAGGTGTACGTGACCCGCAAGGCAGCGATCAAGCTCATCAGACAGATGGTTCCTTTGGCTCGCTTGTGGATGAAGCATCCTCATCGGGACCACGACGTCCCGAAGGCAATGCACGAGGCCTATCTGTTCGAGCAGTCAATTCTCGAGGAGAAGCGACGCCTGAAGAAGGTTCAGGATCGAGACCTCGAGGCTCATCAGCAGGCCATGCGTCAGAAGCAGCGTTGGCTTCGTGCTCGTGAGCGTGCTGCTCGGAAACAAACCTGAGTTGCCGCCATCGCCCAAGGAGCTCATACATCTCCTGTGCAGGTTGGTCTAGGCCACAGTCGATGAGCAGAGTCCATAAGGCTGAGATAGCCTCATTTCGACCAATATCAGTAGATATTGGACGAAACTCCTCAAGGACATAGATCTGCGTGAGGATCTCCAACGCCATGGACATACGGCCCAAATGCCACGAGAAGTCATCCACGCGGGATCCATCTGCGCGGACGTACTCTTTCAGAGTATCAGTCGGGTGCGCTATGAACGCCATACCATCTCCTCATGACTGCAGCTCTCGACGTCTCAGGCGTAAAGAGTCCTGGATGCCTTCGCATATCTACCACCTCAATGTCCACAGTGGCTACGCAGCCGATCTCATCGAGGATCTGTTCAGCTCGGTCAAGCTTCGTGTATTTGGTCTTCTGGTGTGTGATCCGACGGATGTTAGACTCATCGAATCCAAGGCGTCGCGCTAAGGCGGCAATTGAGGAATGCCAATGCTTCTCGATCAACGCGGCAAGATCGTTCGTACGGACCCACTCACTCATCATGCCTCGTTTTCTTCGCCTCCTATAATGGACAAGTCTCCCATATTGGAGGGATATGCTATTACATGCCCCTTCAGGGCATATAATAGCATAATCCTCCGTATATTGACCGCGATTTGGGGGATTTACAGCACTACAAGTCAACCCTGTGGACACAAAGTGATGGTTGTCTATTTGAGCGTTCATTTTCGAGGCGGTTTGGCATCGAGATACCTCGTCGGTGCCCAACCCTCGGGCAACTGCCATTTCTCTCGTTCCGCGTTGTAGGCAGCACGCTCTTTTCGCTTACGGTGATAGGCAACCTGCCTTGCCCGGCGAGCCTTTCGTCTTTTTGCCAGTTTCATCTCCTCCTTAGTCGTTGTCCATTCATGCCCACCCTGCGATCTCTCAAAATGCCCTCTAATGAACATGGGTGGTTCCCAAATCCCAAGCGCTACTAGGTCTTGTGCAGTGAACCACGTGAACTCATGAGTCCCACCCACACCTGTGGTCGTGCACAACCTATCTATAAGGCGCTGACTGACTGCCTTGCGCTTACCTTGACGGAGATTCCTGAGGACCTTGAGACGTGTTTCCGAAAGCGCTGCGACTTGCCGCCACGTCCCATGCTCCGCCTTCATGCGGTTGAAGAGCTCACCCAGCTCTGGGGTCCATGGGGTATAGAGATCCCTATTGAGCGGGTGACCCGATTCGTCGCCTAGCTCAGGCATTCAGGAAGACCTTGTGGGTATGACCCCGACCCTTACGTCCCATCTCAACACGAAATTCTCCACCCTCACTACCACGAAGCCTTGCGAGTATTGTGCGCTTATCCATCCTCAATCGCTCGGCTATCGCGTTCACCGTTACTCCGGGTTCAACGATTACCATATTCCTAATGACTGCTTCGATGGAGAATCCCCTCATCTCTGCACGCATAGTTAAGCCCCCAGGGGGGCCCATGGCGAGTGCCAGATCAATCGATCCCTGTGGCGCCATTGACCTAAACTCCCTAGCCATGTTAACTTTCACCCATCCCTTACGGAGCTCATCTCGTGACTCAAGATACAGCGCGGAATCTACCCAGCCATGAAGAGTAGCGGACCCGAGGATACGTTGGCCCGGACGGACGATCCCATGTTGGAGATTCTGCTTGCGGAAATGATGGATGAGGGCTACGGCTGTATTATACCTATACCGCAGTTGGAGCAACCACTTGAGGAATGGCCTCAACGCTGCGGTACTGTTCTCGTCACCCCCGAGAATCAGGTAGAGTGGGTCGAGTATGACGAGTATTGGGCGGAATTCGTTAACCTCAGCCTCAAGCATCTCCCGATGCTCCTCGAGTGTCAGGTCAAAGCCGAAGTTGTTCAGCACCTTGAGCGGGAGATCCTTGGGAAAGTCCAAGTCCACTGAGACCTTGCCCAGCGCACCAGCGCCAGCCTCGCTAAGGTGAGCCTCATCCTTACCCAACAGCCCCATGTAGTTAGCGATTTTTCTCATCCTGTCCTGCATCATCCACGGCGCATTCTCTTCCTGGATCATCAAGACAGGTCCCTGAGTGCCAACATCGAACCGACCCAGAAATGGTTCGCCAGATGCGACAGCGATTGCAAGGGCAATGGCAACTGTAGTCTTGTTCGTCTTTGGCTCCCCAGCTATGATCCCATGGCTCCCTGCGGTCCACAGATTCTCGACTAGCCATCGGGGTTCTTCCATAGACATAGCCATGAAAGAACTATAGCCGACCCAGGGAAGTCTCCCTCCTCCCACCTCGAGAGATTCTCTCCCTCCGCGATCACCACCAGAGGAAACGTCTCCGTCGCCCAGTCCAACACCATCATCACCGGCGACAGAATCATCTCGCCCACCGCGTCCTCGATCGACGGTTCCCGCGACAGCCTCATTCGCCTTCTTTCCATTCCGACTCCCTACATGACGGAGGGCTTTTCTGATATCTCTAGCAAGACGAGTTCGTCCTGACGCGACGCCGCGCCACTTATTCCACGCGCTCCCCCAGACCAGGTCGAATATCTCACTCTCTCCCAGTCCGCTCTCGGCCAGCAGGCACTCGAGCTCCCACAACCGACTCGAGCGCTCCCCTTCAACGACCTCGTCCACACTCGAACGCAGTAGGCGTTTAGCTCTGGGTGGAATTGGCCTTCGCGGTAATTGGACCGAGACGACTCCTCGCAGTTCGTCGTCCGGGACCATCTCACGGACAATCGACCAAACATCTTTTGGATCATAAACCTCCTCAGACACCCACAGAGCGCGAACCCAGGGAGCGTCAGGGTACTTGTAGTTTCTTGTGCCGGGGATTCTCAGAACTTGCGTGAGGTCCCATCCACCACGATCCGCATCGAGGGCGTATGACAGACCGCGATTCAACTTCTCTAGAGTCCTCGGAACGAGGGCACGATTT